AAGTATTATGGTGGAGCAGGAAATACTTATGAGGTATTTAATGTATTAGAAGCCTGGGGTTTAGATGAAGACTTTTATCTAGGGAATGTTATAAAGTATTTAGCACGAGCTGGTAAAAAAACTTCTAACAAAAAAGAAGACTTACAAAAAGCTTTAGTATATTTACAAAGAAGAATTGATAGATTATGAGTGAAGAATTAGCATTTAGAGAAACTAAGATCTATTCCTTTGGGGATATCTTAGTTGGTTTAGACTCAGAAGAGATTAATGAGTCAGAACAAATTATTGAACTTAGAAAAGTATTTTCTAAAGTAGCTGAAGATCTTAAGGACAACTATAATGAAAATAGATCTCCAGTAAAAAGTTTATTATTTGATCAGACAATTGGTGACTTGACAAGAGCTTTACTAATGTCTGAAAGATTATTAAATATGAAGTAATGAGAATAGTTGCAATCATTGTGTTATTTACATGCATTGCCATGCTTTGGGCAATAGCACATATCTTATATAAACCAGTATTTGATAAGATATCACAACAGTATGTAATTAATGAAGATGATTTTAAAATTGCAAATATTTGCATTGCAGTTATGTTAGCCCTTGCACTAACAATTGGCCTACTACTATAGCCTGTATCTCTCTTTCCAAGGTTAATACAAACAGGCTCGTCCCCAGTTGCAAAGCTGGGGATTTTTTTGTATATTAGTGTATGGCAGAATTTGTTAAACAAGGGGAAGTTAATGTAGCTGGTACAATACTATATATAGGTTCAGCTAATCCAGTATTAACTAAGATAACAACCTTAAGGTTTTATAATCCTTTAGCATATGTGCTTACACTAGAAAGATATGATGCAATATCTGCTACTAGTGAAACATTATATGAGTTAAACTTAGATCCTGGAGATACAGTTACTGATGATTTAATATATGCTCTAAAAGAAGGGGATGAGTTAGTTGTATACTCAGATATTCCTGGTACTACTTATTATGTATACGGTATAGATTATGCAAGTAGTTGATAATAATGGAAATGTATTTGGTGGTGGATTACAAATAAATGGTCCAGATGGTAAACCAAAAACTAGTGGTGGAGGTGGGGGAGGTGCTCCTTCTGGTCCAGCTGGTGGGGATCTATCTGGTAGTTATCCTAACCCGGGAGTAGTATGGGCTAATGGTTTACCCACTTATGACTTACAGTATTATCCACTAAGTTTAAATCCAGCAGGATATATTACAACTGCAGCTCTGTCAGGTTATTTAACTGCAGCTACTGCCGCAAGTACCTATTATCCTCTTACAAATCCTAGTGGGTTTATCTCAGGTATAACAGGATCTATGGTTACTAGTGCTTTAGGATTTACACCTTATAATAGTACAAACCCATCAGGATTTATAACTTCCTCAGCATTAGGACCTTATCTTACAGCAGCAACTGCAGCTAGTACCTATCAACCTACATTGGTATCAGGCACCAACATCAAGACAGTGAACGGGAATTCACTGCTAGGTAGTGGGAATTTAACCATCGGCCCCAGGCTAATGGGATATAGTGGAATACTAGGCACTCCTACTACAGGCACAAGTATAACTATATGTCATTCATTACTCATCCCTGCCAATACATTAAACAGCAACAATATCCTGCAGGTAGTATTTAGGATGTACCGACAATCAGGCAATGTAGGGCAGATGTATGGACGTATCTACTTCAACACTACCAACAGCTTAACAGGTGCTACATTAATTAGTGGTATATTTAGTTTCAATGCTGGGCAGTTCATACTTTACTGCGAGCGTAACTATAGCTATGATGGCACAAGTCTTAGGGCAACAGGAGGAAATACAATTGAATATAATCCAGGTACCACTATACAAACCACTGCATTCAATAGAACAGTTAATCAATATATCTTATTTACTATGCAATGTCAAAACATTGCCGATGTAGCTAACATAGATATGTATAAAGTATTTGCATATGTTTAATTACAATGGAATAGAGTATACAATCACAGGACCTATTGAAGTAGTGAGTGATACACAACTGCACGTAGAAACGGACAAGGGTATCATTCTAGTAGATGATACAATGGATATATATAAAGAATTAGTTTCTAATTAGTTTGTTATCTAAATAATTTTCATTATATTATAGATATAGTGTATACAATTATTATTTTAAAAACAAAAGATCATGGATATTTTAAATTTTATTTCTTGGATTAAAGCCGGAAACTACAGAGAAACTCTTCCTACAGATGTTTCTAACTTATTAGCGGTTGGAGCTAAAGACCCTAGCAGAGATGATGCTTGGTTGCCTCTTGCAGTAAATGCAGCACCTTTACAATCTTTGTACGATACAGGTACTGTAACTCAATTAACAAATATTAATACGGCTGTTACTTTAAATACACATGCCGGAGTTATTAATACAGTAAATGCAGCTACTGCACCAGGTACACCGGATGTATTTGTATTAAATAATACAAATATAGAAGCAAATTCAATTTTGCTTTTAAGTATTAATTATCCATCTGTTGGATCAGGTACTCCAGTAGTATCTTCAGAAATTAATGCACTGGGTAATTCTGCAAGGATTATTATTAGAAATCCAGATGCTTCTGGCCCATTGGATCAACCATTAAACATTCATTTCTTGATTATTAATCCTGCATAATGTCAATAGGAAATTTAAAAGACTACGGAAACAAGGGAAATAATTTCCCTTTCCAATTAAAAGTGCTTGAAGGTATTCAAGCTGTTTTTAATGCATTAACTGGAACTACTAATGGTCAACAAAGAACACCTCAAATTTTATATGATTTAGGACCTAATGCTACACCCCTAGGAGTTTATAGTTTTTCTATTGCTAATGTAGGAGCTGCTGCTGGTACTGTAGATGGTCAAATTCTACCAGCTGGAACAACTATAAATTATGATGCTGGAGCTTTAAATAATACCTTGGGCTCTATAACATATGATGCAACAGGCACAGCATTTTTAATCACTTGGATATCATAAGTAATGAGCACTGAAATTTATTTGCGTGGACCTGCAGCTACTAACTATGGTTTATTTGCTCAATTAGGAAATAGTCCAGTAATTACTGGTACAACAGCTGAGTTAACTTTAATTAATGGTGGAGTAGGTAGTTTGTCAGTTCCTGCAAATGGATTCTCAGTTGGAGATACTTTCAGAGGAGACTTTGGTGGTTTATTATCGGCAAAAAATAATGATTCAATAAGAATAAGAATAAAAACCAATGGGGTTATTTTAGCAGATAGCGGATTACAAACTTTACCTGCTACTACAAATGCTGTTTGGTCTTTATCATTGGACTTTACTATTAGAGCCATTGGCACTGCGGGAGTAGCATCAATTGTTACACTTGCTAATTTTTTAAGTTTAAAACAATCTAATAGTACATCAGAAGGATTTGGTTTTAATACAGTAAACAGCACAACCTTTGATACAACAATACCAAACACATTAGATGTTACAGCACAATTTAGTAGTGCATCAGGACTCAATTCTATTTACTCAGATATATTTATATTAAATAAAATTTACTGATTCAAATGAGTACATTAATTCAAATATCTAACCCGCAAAATCCAATTGTTTTAACAATGGATGGTAATCCTGTTGCAGGTACAATTGCAGAAACAGATTGTTCAATAATAAGAGTAGATCCGGGACAACTAAATTCTAGAGATATGTTTACTACTTTAGCTAAGCATAATATTATAGCTACAACTGGAACAAGTATCTATAGATTATACTATAATAATGTACCAACATTTGTAGGCGGTAGCTTAATAGCAACATCTAGTGCTTTAACTCCCGGACTTAATTCAGGTTCTTTTTCTAGATTTTTTACAATTAGCGGTACTAATATTATTGGAGCTGATCCTATTGGTCAAGTTGAAACTGATTATAATCAAACAGATGATGCTATTACATTTATTGATTTAACTAATACAATGTACTTTATTTTTACAATTGAGAATTCAGATGTAAGTATTATTGCAGATGTTCCAAAATTTGTTATCCAAATATTTAAATAGTATGAAAAACTTAATTATACTTTCTTTACTACTAGTATTTATCACTTCTTGTTCATTAGAAAGAAGACTTGAAAAATACTGTCCATTATGTACTCAGAAAGATAGTATAGTTACAATAACACAAATTAGAGATACAACTATTAATATCCCGGGAGAAACTGTATATATAGAAGACACATTATTCTGTGATTCACTAGGTAATGTATATGCCTCTAGACTAGCAGAGAAAGATGGAACTATTATTAAGTTACAATCAAGAGTTAGAGACAATAAATACAAAGTAATTGCCCGCGTAGATACTATCTACAGAACTGTAAGAGGCAATACTATTTATAAAACTAGATTAGTAACAAAAACTCAAAAGCCACAAAAGATAAAATACATCCCAGGTTGGGTCAATTTCCTAGCATGGTTGGGTGGTATATGGTTAATAATTATTATATTATATATTATATACCGTCTGATTAAAGCTCAAATACCTACAATATGAAAACAAATATAACTTTAGGAATCTTGGCAGTTTCTTCTTTCTTTGCACCAATTGAAATTATGGTTCTTGTTTTAATGTTTATAATCTTTGTAGATACTGTAGTTAAACTAATTTCCCTTAGAAAAATAGCTAAACAGACTAATAGAAAATACAGAGATGTATTTCAATCTAGAATTCTTAGACAGGGATATGTGTACAAATCTCTAGGGTATTATATCACTGCAGGTGTAGTGTTTCCATTAGACTATTATGCATTAACTCCATTTGCAAATAGCTTACTTGACTTCTTAGGTTTTTCTTTTGTAATTTCTGTACCAGCTATTTTAACTAATATCCTACTAGGCATATTCTCAATTATAGAACTAGCTTCTATTAATGAAAACTGGTTTGATATTACCGGAAACAATGTACTTAGAAAAACTTGTGATACTGTAAAGAAATTAAGAAAAGGTTTAAAAGAAGCATCAGACACTTACAAAGACATCAAGAACTAATGAAACTGGATATTAATAAAATTGTTCAGGCAAGATTAGACAAAGATCAGTTCTATGCTGAAGAGTCTAAGAAGACACAAATCTACCTACATCATACAGCAGGTGGAGGCAATGCAGTAGCTGTATCAAGATACTGGAATAGTAATGATACAAGAATAGCAACTGCATTTGTTATTGGTGAGAATGGGGACATTGTACAATGTTTCTCATCTAAACATTGGGCTTGGCATTTAGGTATAGATTCAGAAGACTTTACTAAGAATGGTGCAAAGTATCAGAACTTAAATAAACTTTCTGTAGGTATAGAAGTTTGTAATTGGGGTCCATTAAAACTCCGCAATGGCAAATACTATAACTATGTAAATGGTGTAGTTAAACCAGAGAATGTAACAACTCTTGAGACACCATTTAAAGGTACTAAATATTGGTACAAATATTCAGATGCACAGATTGAATCTCTAAGACAACTAGTAGAATACTTATGTGAAACATATGATATTCCTAAGACTTATAGATCAGAAATCTGGGCAATTGATAGAGAAGCATTTAAAGGGGTTCCTGGAATCTATACACATAACTCTGTTAGAAAAGATAAGAGTGATATGTATCCAGATCCTAAAGTAATAGACATGTTAAAAAACCTATAAAATGAAATTTAGAAACTCTTGGAAATCATCCACAAAACAATGGGATAAAATAATGATTAGAGTAAGAATCTCTTCATTAGACTTCTTATCATTTGAGATAGATATATCCAGAAACTTTTACTTACTAACTATATTAAACTTAACTATAAAAAATCGGTAATCATGGCAGATCCAATTAATCCATCTAGAAAAAGAGTAGTCAAAAAAACTGACATTAAAAGCTCTGACAAAAAATCTACACTAGGAACAGAAACTAAAACTGTTTACAGAAAAGATAGAGTAACACCTAAGAAAGTTGTTACAACTGACTATGCAAATTATTATACACCAAAAGGTGGTATGATGGGTGGTAGTACAGTTTTAAAGAAAGAGAAAAAAAGATTTGATAGATCTGGAAATCTTAAAAGCACAACTACATTAACTCCAATTAAGAAAGTTGGTGGTGCAACAGATGAAAATTGTTGGCCAGGAAAACCAGGATGTGGTCATAAAAGAGCTAATAGAGTTAATAATAGAAGAGCTGCCGCTAGTAAAATTCCTGTAGGAAAAATTATTGGTGGTGTTGCAGCTGGTGTACTTGGTGGATTAGCTCTTAAGAATAAAGATAAAATTAAAGAGAAATTAGGAATAGAAAGAGATGGTGGTTCTATTAAAAAACTTAAAAAAGCTGCATTAGGTATGTCAACAGAAGAAAGTTGTGGACCTGGAAGACCTAAGTGTGGTAAGACTAGAACTCTAAGAGGAAAAACTACAAGATCTAGAACAGGACCAGCTCCTGGTAGAACTTGGATGTCAAGCATGTCTAAAGGCGGTTCAGTAGCAAAAAGAAAAAAATAAATTACTTTTCTGTAAGTAAGGTGATCCAGGTATATACTATGCCTGGATTTTTTATTTAAACTTGTTTTATTTAAACTTATTTTATATATATTTGTGTAAACTAATATAAATTAACGTCTTATGGAAACAACAAACCAACAACCAGAAATGGAGATGACTCCAGAACAATTAGAAGAGCAAAAAGAAAAGATGCTTGAGTTTTACAGAAACTCTATGCCATATTTAAAAGCTCAACTAGATTATGAAAAAATGCTTTTAGAAATTGATGAAACAAGATTTAAAAGATCTAGTATTCAATATCAGTTTGCTATGATGATGAATCCTCCACAAGAAGAAGGTGATGATCAAGAAGAATCTTCTGAACCAACTAAATCTGAAGGCAGAAAGCTTAAGAGAGGGTAATCATGGCTATAGTAAATCAAGTACAGAAAAAAGTAAGAATGCCCAAATGGGATGTGGTTAAATTCCAGATTCTTACACACTGCTACATTAAGAGAATTAATCTTAGTGACTCAGATCTTAATTGCTTGACTTTACTAAGTTTCAATGAACCAATAGAATTAACAGACTTTTGTTATGATGCATCTTCAGATGAAGAGCCAATCTTTAAATCTCCACAGACTGTTAGGAACAGTGTAAATAAAGCTGAGAAAAACAATCTGGTAATTAAAGATGCATCTAACAAAAAGTTAATTAAACTAAATCCAGATTTAAAGATTCAGACAGAAGGAACTATTCTTTTAGATTACAAATTTTTAGGGGATGAATCCAAGGAAAGCTAAAAGAATCTATGATGTAGTATCTGAAGATCTAAACATTAAAAAAGATTTAGTTGAAGACTTAGTAGAGTTTTATTATAAAGATGTTAGAAAGCTACTTACCAATCTAGAATATCCAAGAATAAACATAGATGGTCTTGGTCAGTTTGTAGCAAAACCAAAAGCAGTAACAGGTTCAATTGATAAGATAACTAAATCACTTGATAATCATGATACTTCTACATTCAAAGCATACCATAATAAAAAGGCAATGGAAAACAAACTAGAGCTATTACTAAAGTTAAGCTCTAAGTTGGAACAAGTAAATAATAGGAAAGAAGAATTTTTAAAAACCAAGAATAATGAAAAACGTACTTAATCTTATTTGGCAAAACAGATCACAGATTCTTGAAGGTATCAAGAACTCTGTAATTAGAGATGAGACAGTAGAAGAAATATCTAGACTTAGATATGACATCTGTGATGAGTGTCCTAGTAAAGGTAAGAAGTGTGCAGTAAAAGGTACAGCTCCTTGCTGTAATGAATGTGGGTGTTCACTTACATTTAAAACTAGATCATTAGCAGCTTCATGTCCATTGGGTAAATGGGATGCTTTAATTACTGAAGAACAAGAAGAAGAATTAGAGAAACTATGAGTATAGTATTTAATGCCAAAGATCATAGCTATAAGAGCAATGATGGGTCAGAAATTAATTGGATAAGTGTTACTACACTAGTATCTCATTTTAAAAAACCTTTTGATGCAGAGAAGATTGCAAAGAAGGTATGCAAGAATAAGAGATCTAAGTGGTATGGCTTTTCACCAAAAGATATTATATCTATTTGGAATGCAGAATCAGAAAGAGCAGTTACTCTTGGAACATTCTATCATAACCAAAGAGAAGCTGACTTATGTTCTTTAGCTTCAATAGAAAGAGAAGGTGTTACAGTTCCAGTGTTTAAACCTAATGATTTAGCAAATGGAATTAAGACAGCTCCTTTACAAAAATTAGAACCAGGCGTGTATCCAGAGCATATGGTTTATCTTAAATCAGCAGGCATCTGTGGTCAGTCAGATCTCGTAGAAGTAGTTAATGGTAAAGTGAACATTATTGATTACAAAACTAATAAAGAGATTAAGACTGAATCTTACAAAGATTGGGAGGGAGTTTCTGAAAAGCTACTCTCTCCTGTATCTACATTAGATGACTGTAATTTTAATCACTACAGTTTACAGTTAAGTATCTATATGTATATGATACTAAAACACAATCCTAAATTGCAACCTGGGAAAATGTTTATCCATCATATACTATTTGAGACAGAGGGGGAAGATAGATATGGGTATCCTTTAACAAGCTATGATGACAATGGAGATCCAATTGTTAAAGATGTAGTACAAATGGAGATACCATATCTAAAAGATGAAGTAACAGCTATTATGCATTACATACATGATAATAAAGATAAAATTAAAAAGAAATGATTGTAAAACTATTTGACATACAGAATGGTAAAGTAATTCCAACAGAGCATTGCTATACCTTAAAGGCACTTAAGGTAGTTATGGATAACTATCCTGATGATTACATCAAGATATATCAGTACTTGTTTTATATGACATGTCCTAATCCAGACTTAAATCCATTTTTCTATACACCGGATTTAGATAAGGAGTCTTTAATTCTAGAACAAATAGACGCAGAGTTTTCTACTGAAGATCAAGATATATACATAGCATTACAGTTTTGCCAGAGAATGTATGAAACACCTACATCCAGAGCATACAAAGGTATTGCATCCATGTTAGATAGATTAGGTAGATATATGGAAACTACACCTATTACACACGGGCGGGATGGTAATATTACAGCTTTAGTAAATGCTGCTAAGAACTATGAGGCAATTAGAGCATCATTTAAAGGTGCATATAAAGATCTACAAGAAGAACAATCTAGTAGAGTAAGAGGTGGTATTGGAATGGCATATGATCAGTAATGGAGATATTTGAAAACATACCAACCTATGACAATGGAACTTGGACTGTTACAGACTTTTCTTCAAGAGAAGAGTTTGCCAAGTTTGTAAGAGATATTTTTGATGAACCCGGTAAATATAATTTTGATGAAACTAGCTTATTATTTAATTCTGAATCAAGAAAGTTCAGAGAAAATGGATATTACTGCGACTCTCCCTTTAAGTCCAAAGACTTCATCAATTACTGGGATGACCAAAAGCTTAGATGTAGAAGAGGAGTTATCTATAAATCAGGAGAAAGAACTTGGTATCTTACAAGAGATTACTACATGTGGCTTAATTTCTTACCAATATTTGATAAGGAGCAACAAATTTTTGACTTTGCTAAAATCAGGGATGCCCAGTATCACATGGCCCTCTATGAACTATTGGCAGAGCTCAACTTTAAGCATGTAGCTATTCTTAAAAAACGTCAGATAGCCTCTTCTTATTTTCACATGGCTAAGCTATTAAATCAAATTTGGTTTGAGGCTGGGGTTACTCTGAAGATAGGAGCAAGTCTAAAAGACTATATAAATGAGAAAGGTTCATGGAAGTTCTTAGATGAATATGCTGCTTTCTTAAATGAGCATACTGCATGGTATAGACCAATGACTCCACATAAAGTAATGATGTGGCAACAGAAGATTGAAGTAAGGAAAGGGGATAGAAAGAATGAAGTTGGTCTCAAAGGTACAATGCAAGGTATGTCATTTGAGAAAGATCCAACAAATGGTGTAGGGGGTCCGGTAAAGTTCTTCTTTCATGAGGAAGCTGGTATTGCACCAAAGATGGATCAAACATATGAGTATATGAGACCAGCAATGAGATCTGGTTTAATTACTACAGGTATGTTTATAGCTGCAGGATCTGTGGGGGATTTATCTCAGTGTAATCCACTTAAGGATATGATCTTAAATCCTACATCTAAAGATATCTATGCAGTAGAAACAAATCTTATTGATAAGAATAATACAGAAGGTCTCTCAGGTTTGTTTATTCCTGAGCAATGGTCTATGCCTCCACATATAGATCCATATGGTAATTCACTTGTAGAAAATGCATTAGAAGCATTAGATAAACAATTTGAAGAATGGAAGAAAGATTTATCTCCTGAAGATTACCAGTTAAGGATATCTCAGCACCCTAGAAATATTGAAGAAGCATTTGCTCACAGATCTGTATCTATATTCCCACCACATCTTGTTGCAGCACAACAAAGAAGAATAGATGAGAAAGAATATGCTTATGAATTTCTAGATATATTCTATGATGAGAATGGGAAACCTAAAGTAAAGGAAACTAATAAGTTACCAATTATGCAATTCCCTGTGTCTAAGAAACTAGAAGATAAAACAGGAACCCTTGTTGTATGGGAAAGACCAATTAAGGATCCAACCTTTGGACAATACTATGCATCCATTGACCCCGTGTCAGAAGGAAAGACAACTACCTCAGAATCATTGTGTTCCATATATATAATGAAAGCTCCAGTAGAAGTAACTAAAGTTACTGGTCCTGAAACAGAAACATATATAGAACAAGATAGAATAGTAGCTGCTTGGTGTGGTAGATTTGATGATATCAATAAAACACACCAGAGATTAGAGCTAATAATAGAATGGTATAATGCATGGGCACTTATAGAAAGTAACGTGTCTTTGTTTATACAATACATGATATCTAGAAAGAAGCAAAGATATCTTGTACCAAAAGGTCAGATTATGTTCTTAAAAGACTTAGGGGCAAACACTAACGTTTACCAGGAGTATGGTTGGAGAAACACCGGTACATTATTTAAAGGACATTTATTAAGTTATGCTATTGAATACTGTAAGGAAGAGTTAGATGTAGAAACAAAATCTGATGGTACAATAGTAAGAACTAAGTATGGAATAGAAAGAATTCCTGACCCCATGTTAATTAAAGAAATGCAAGAATATGCAGATGGAGTTAACGTGGATAGACTTGTAGCATTTACAGCATTAGTTGCATTCATGAGAATACAACAATCTAATAGAGGTTATGCAAAGAGAACTGTTATGGATGATGCTGCTAAAAACTTGCAAAAGTCAGAAAATTTGTTTAAATTAAATAGTAGTCCATTTAGGCATATGGGTAACAACGGTAGATTAACAAATGGTTCAGTATTTAAAAAATCACCATTTAAAAATATAAAGTAACTATGCAAGTATATAACGCATTACAGTTAAAGAAAGGTGCTAAGGTAGATCAAAACAGGATGGGTAGTGTTACCCAGCCTTTGCAGTTTTTATCTAAAAAAGATAAAGATGAAGAATGGGCTGCTTGGAACTTAGACTGGTTAGAATGGAATGGTCTTAAGCAAATCAGAAGAAATGCTAGAAGACTAATGAAAAACTATAAGCTTGCAAAAGGTATTATAGATAGAACAGATTATATCATTGAAGAGAATAATGAATATAAAGACATTGTAGAATTACTTACAAGAGAAGAAGCTACAGCATTAGAGTTAAAGTTCTACCCTATTATCCCAAATGTTATTAATGTTCTTGTATCTGAATTTGCTAAGAGATCAACCAAACTTACATATAGAGCAGTAGATGAGTTTTCATATAATGAGATGCTAGAAGAAAAAAGAAAGATGGTTGAAGAAACTCTTCTAGCAGATGCTCAAATGAAAATTGTTACTGCATTATTAGAGCAAGGATTAGATCCAAATTCTGAAGAGGCACAGCAACAAACATCTCCAGAAAATCTTAAAACACTTCCTGAGATAGAAGCTTTCTTTAAGAAAGATTATAGATCAATGATAGAGCAATGGGCTTCTCACCAACATAGAGTAGATGTTGAGAAGTTTAAGATGGATGAGCTTGAAGAAAGAGCATTTAGAGATATGCTTATTACAGATAGAGAGTTCTGGCATTTTAATATGTTAGAAGATGACTATGAAGTAGAACTATGGAATCCAGTAGTTACTTTCTATCACAAGTCTCCAGATGCTAGATATATTTCTCAAGGAAACTGGGTAGGTAAAATAGACATGTTTACAGTATCTGATGTAATAGATAAGTTTGGATATATAATGAGTGAGGAGCAGTTAAAAGCTCTTGAAGCAGTATATCCTATTAGATCAGGTGGTTATATAGTTGGTGGTTATCAAAATGACGGTACATATTATGATGGAACAAAATCTCATGAGTGGAATGTTAATATGCCTTCTCTTGCATATAGACAATATACTACAGCTAGAGCAAATTCAATTACTGATGGTGGTGATATTATAAATCAGATACTATCACAGGGAGAAGATTACTTTGATCAAGGTACAGCATACTTACTTAGAGTAACCCAAGCATATTGGAAGTCTCAAAGAAAAGTAGGTCACCTTACTAAAATAACTGAAGATGGTCAAGTTACTAATGAAGTAGTAACAGAAGACTACCAAGTTACAGATAAGCCAATCTATGATACTAGATTATTTAAGAATAAGACAAAAGATAATTTAGCATTTGGTGAACACATAGACTGGATCTGGATTAATGAAGTATGGGGTGGCATTAAGATTGGACCAAACATTCCATCTTTCTGGGGTATGAATAATCCTGGTGGATTCTCACCTATCTATATTGGTATCCAGAGAAACAAAATTGGCCCATTAAGATTCCAATTCAAAGGAGATCAAAGCTTGTATGGATGTAAGCTTCCTGTAGAAGGAGCAGTATTCTCAGATAGAAATACTAAGTCTACAGCTTTAATAGACTTAATGAAACCATACCAGATTGGATATAACATTGTAAA